TTGCAATTTTTGCTGTTCCTACTCCAGTATCAGTTGTTGAAGTTAATAACTGTCCTGATTGCAAAGAAGCACTTACTGAACCTGCTAGATATAATATATCATTAATTCTAATTGGTTCATCATATGTTCCTGAAGCAGTAACTACTGCGTCTACATATGCATATCCTCTTCTTAATACAGGTGCATATTTATCTCCTGCAGCACCTGCTGTAGTACCATCTGATTTATATGTATTATCTATATCTGCAAAAGCAATACCAATTACAGTATCACTTGTAGAGCTACATTTACTAATGGTTCCAGCACTTGTACTGGTTAATTTTACAAATTCACCTTTACTTACTGATGAACTTGCTGCCATTGGAAATGTATGCACTTCGTTATTTGCTGATGGAATTCCACCAGACCCACCTAGTCCATAGACTGATGGTTCATTTGTTGATGCTAATGTCATTTTTCTTTAATACCTCCCATTTTTATTTTCAGGTTCGTATTATGCGCTTCCATCTATGGAGCACCATCTAAATACGATTTTTTCGCCAGCTGGAATTTGTCTATCAGCTGAAACAGTAACAGTAGTATCTGTTAATCTTGTTGCGCTAATTACAATTGGTCCATTTAAATCACTCACACCTGAAATTATTTGGTGAGTAAATACATTACTGGTTGTATGTGTAACAGTTGCTGTAACTGTTATGCTGGGTGTAACTCCTCCTGCTCCTAATGTAGCACTTAGAGTTGCTGTCCCATATTGTGTTGTTATTGCCATTTTTTATTCATCTCCTATTTTATTTTTAAGATGCTGCCATCACAATACTTGCTGATGCTCTTACATTTTGAATTCCAATTCCGTAAGACTGTACAGCAATTATTTCAGTGTCAACTGAGCCACTAATTCTTCCATCAACAACTTCTACATCACTTTCTTGTACGAAAGTTCCTAATTCAGTTGCATCAACAAAAATTGATGTTCCAGTAGTTATTTGATTTGATTGGATTATTTTTTGTGGTCCAAAATATTCAACTTGTGGAAAAATTCCTACACTTGGACTTCCTGCAGATCCTGAAACAACATTTGCTCTTACTAAAGCATTTTTGAAATCAGTATCTTTGCACAGTGCTGCATAATCGTCTGCATGCAATATTAAGTGAGTTGCTTTAAATCCACCAACATCATATCCTTCAATATCTGCTCTCGCATCAATTAATTTATTATATGATACTCTTGTTGCTGAACCACCTGTTGCTGTTCTATTACTGTTTGCTGCAGTACAAACTGCTACAATACCAGTAATTATATCACTATCTACTTTTCTTGCAAGTGCTTTACCTACTCTTGCTGCTTCTGCTGTTATAAGAGATACCATACCTCTTTTAATCATTTCCCATGTAATTTTTGAAGCTGCAATTTTTTTGGTTGGACTTACAGTAATACTGTCATATCCTTCACCTGTGTAAGTTACACTTCCACCTTCTGCAATTTCTGCTGCTGTCACTGTTTTTTCTTTTGGCAATTTAATTGCTCCTTTTCCTTGTCCATTCATTAAATCTGTATTCATCTGTAATAATTCTAAACCAACCATATTTGGTTCAACTGCTGCTCTGATTACAGAAGCAAGTGCTGTAACATATAAAGCTCCTGAATTTGCTGTTGTTACATCTTCTCTAAAAGTATAAAATGAACTTAAATCTTCTTTTAATCTAAGCTCTTCTCTTAATGCTTCAAGAGATACACCTTTTCTTACCATATCTTTAGCAATTAACTTTCCTGCTGCTTCGCACAGACTTCTTCCTTGTGTTAATTCTATATTCATTTTCATTTACCTCCCATTAATTAGTTCTCGGCACCATATTTAATAGTGCTCGACCGTGTCCTGCTCTTGATAGATATTCTCTTACTGTATTATCTACTTTAGCTTTATTATTCATTCTCATTACATGCTTTTCTGCACCTTCTGAGCTTGAATTTGCTGATAATCCAACAAAAGACTTTCTATTTGAGACAGATTCATTTTTAATTTCTTTCTTTAATTGCTTAAAAGTTTCATTTATAATATCAACATTACTTTTTCTTTCTTGCAATTTTTCTGTTCCACCTACTGGACTTTTACTTGGAACTTGTCCATCCATTTTTTCAGGTTCTTTTTCTTCTTCACCTGGTTTTGGAATAGTAGGATCTTCGTTTGCCTCTTTCATTAAACCTTTTGCCTTTGCAATATATTCCTTAGCTAAGTCTAACTTATTTTTCTTAATTGCTAATTTTGGAAATTCACTGCTTGGTTTTGGAGTTTCACTGATTGCTTTTTGGCCATCACTTTCATTAGTTTTATCTTTTGAATCAAACTCTCCTCCACTTGGAGCTGTTCCATTGCTTGGCTGATTGGTTTGAGGAATTTGATTACTTGAATCACTATTATCCTCATTTGGTTTTTCCAATTTCTTATCAGATTCTCTTTCTGGTTGTCCTTTTAGTTCCTCTTTTGAAACTTTTTTAGACTCTTGTATCTGATCTGGATTTTTAACATCTTTTTCTTCTTCTTCTTTGTCTTTATCGTCTAATCCACCCATTGCTTCTTGACTTACGCCACCCATTTGCATATTTGTTAAAACACTTTCTAATTCTTGTATTTTTACTAGTGCTTGGTCATACTCTGGATGAGTATGGTCTGGAATATTTCCTAATCCCATATCATTTTGCATTTGTGGTTGCGGTTGTATTGGAGGCACTGGTGAATCGTTAAATCCTGTGTCTTTATTGCTAAAATCCATTTCTTTTTTAATAACTGGTTTTACTGCCATTTCTTTATTACCTCCTATTTTTGTAATTTTGTAATCGCAAGCCCAACATCTTAATTGTAAACCATTGTCATAACTATCTTTTAACATTTGGAATCCACATGCTGGACAATTACATCCTTTATATGCTACTTCTGTATTTCTTGCTCCAATTAATTTTATTGGTGCATCAACCTCAAAATCCTTAATATCTTTTTTTGGATCGAAATGTTTATCTTCGTTACCTATTTTAATATCATCTGGAAGTCCTATTAGAGGTTTTTTATCATCATCTTCATCAATATCAGAGTCTTGCTCTTTTGCCAAAACTTTTTTACTTGGCAAAATACCATCTGGTGTTTGAACACTTTCTGATGTAACTTCTTTATATATTTTCTCTTTTATTGAATGAAAACTTTCTGCAAGACTTATTGAGGAATCACCATCTCCAGGAATTAATACTGCTGATAATTCAAGATACTCTCTTATATTAGCAGAGATAAAAGTTCCGAATTCATCATCTCTCTCTGTAACATCGTCTACAAGAACTTGAATGCTTACTCCTGGTATGTCTCCTCTTTTTGCTTTTCTGATAAAAACTTTTTCCTCTGGATCAACATTTACTTTGTATTTCAAACAAGGCATTCCATTTTTCGGATTTGTTCCTGCTTCACAATCTTCAACATGTCCAAAAGGTGGATGTGTTCTAATTGATGAATCATTATGTGTATCCAAAAATGGCTTATTTATTAAAGTTTTATGTGCTTCCATCCCAGATTTGTATGTATATGATACTCTATTTCTTGTCGGTTTGTCAAAAGTAATTGCAACACCTTCTAAATAAACTGCTTCAATTTCACCTGTTTCTTCATTCAATTGCTCTCTTATTTTATAAGTTTCACAAAGAAGTTTTACTTTCTTGTTCATTGAGATTGGTGTTCTAATCATTTGTTTCATTTTTATCATTTTTATCATTCCCACTATTGTTTAAGTTTTTGGGTAGGAAAAATTTTCCTACCCCAAACAAGCGAGGACGACACTTGTCTGATTATTATCTAATAATTTTATTAAAGTATTTAAATATAATTTATTTTTTCTTATATAACATAGGTTTTACTCCTCTTTTGCTATGTTTATCAAATATTTTCATAATTACTGTATCTCTTTTTCTCATTTTTTTAATTCTAACTGCAACTCTGACATAAGGAAGTTTTAATCCTTTTGCTATTTCTTTTACAGAAAAATAATCATTATTAATAAAATCTAATATTAAATCGTCCACATTTTTCATTTCCATCCTCCTTCTTTAAAATAAAATAAAAATAACTTATGAAATTTAATTTTCATAAGTTATTTCTACACTCCATTCTTTTGTTGTTGTTCCTGATGATATTGCTATTGTTACTCCAGCAGATATTGCCATTTCACTATAAGCATTTGTCATATTTGTGTCTCCTAAGTCTGCTCCATCTTCATTTAAAACACCTATTGCTTTTGGATATAAAGCATAGCTTCCTGTTGTTAATGCAACTGCTGCCCCAGCTGTTCCAAGCAAATATTCTGTAACAGGAGCATCTGAAGTATATACTTTAAATGAAGCATTTGCTTCAGTATATATTTTCACTGACAATATTTTTCCTGTTATTCTTCCTGTCGTAACAGTTCCTGTTGTTCCAGAAAGTGTTTGCATTGCTGTTCTTTCTACTGATACTACCATTTGTTCTTACCTCCTTTATTTTTTTTCTTTTTTGTAATTCTTTTTTTTGTTTTCTTCTCTTCAATATAAGGAACAAATTTGTTTCCTTTTTTTACCATTTTTATCATAATAAATTACCTCCTATTCTTATGTGTGGGACTATACCACAATTACAATTTGGATGAGTATCCTTTACTGGCAATGGTGCATTTTTATCATATATATTAAAAATTTTTCCATTCAATGGTTTACATAATTTACATACATTTTCTTTTCTTGATGTTAGCCATCTATACTCCTGTGTTACTCCTCCATTCTTAATTGCCATTTTTGTTGAATTGGCATATGTTTTTATAATTTCACTTCTTGCTATCAACTCTGATTTCCATGATATTATATTAAAAGCATCTTTTATTTTATCAGCAACATCTTTAATTGTGTCACCTTGTTGAATACTTTTTATTAATACATTTTTTAAATCTTCCTGTCTTTCTTTAACAAATTTATCTAAATATTTATATGATTCTTGTTGAACTGATTTTATCACTCTCTTATCAAATGGAACCCAAACACCTAAATTCATTATTCGTGCTGAGTCACGATTTGCCTTAAACCAAGCACCTGCAATATATGATTGCACAACTGGACTTAAATCGAACTTAATGCTTTCTAAAAAGGAAACAATAATGCTTTTACCTACAATGGTTAGCTTTGCTTCTGCAAATACTCTCTCCTTTTTTGTCTTTTTGGACCCCAAATAAGCATATATTTTAGACAAATTATGTCTAAAAACCTTGCGTATTTGAATACCAAATGCTTTTTGGATTCCTGTTGTTCCTGTTGGTGAGTGTGGCATATCTTTCATATTTAATCCTCTTTTTTTTATTTTATTTTATTCTGTAATAAAAACAAAATTTCCATTTTCATCATATGTTCCAGATGCACTAATATCATAATAAGTTTTTCCATTTTTTATTATTTTTGTATAATGTACTGCTTCTCCATCTTCATTATCTCTATCAATGTCACTTGATGCTTTATTCCATATTTCTTCTGGTAAATCACTAATGGTAATTCCTGTTTTGCTATCTGGATTTGTAAGATCTATTATATTTGGATTCTCTTCTGGTGTTCCCATTGTATGATATACATATTTTTTTGCTGTTTCTCCATCCACTCCCATTTTTATGGTGCCATCTATCAAATCATTATAATTTGCTCCTAATTCACCATTTCCTACAATAAAATCTTCAACTTCTTGTGGCATCTCTTGAGTAATCTTATCATATTCAACATCTCCTGTTCCACTTGGCTCTCTATTTCTATTTCCTTTTGAATCAAAATCTCCGGGCATAGCATGTTTTCCAGGAACTGTTGTTAATTCACCATCATTTTTAGCTGGTTTTTCTGCACCATCTGAATCATAAAAAAATCCTCCTCTTTTACCTTGTTGAACACCAGCTCCTTGTGGTGCTTGAGAAGGA